GAGAGTAAGAGGAACAGACCCCTTGGGAAGTAATACTTACGGTGCTTGGGCTACTATAAGAAGTTTTACGACAGCAGGTGCAGGTGCAGGTTCAGCATCAGCTTCGGCATCTGCAAGCGCATCTGCTAGTAGATCGCTAAGTCCATCCGCCTCACTCAGTCCGTCGGCTAGCTTATCCCCGTCAGCAAGTCAAAGTCCTTCTTCAAGTGTTTCAGCTAGCGCTTCTGCATCTTTGTCCCCAAGTGCTTCTTTAAGCCCTTCAGCTTCCCTTAGTCCAAGTGGTAGTTTATCTCCAAGTGCCTCACTTTCGCCTAGCGCTTCCGCTAGTGCCTCACTTTCGCCTTCAGCGTCAGCGAGTGCATCGTTGAGTCCTAGTGCGAGTTTAAGCCCATCGGCTTCTTTAAGCCCTTCAGCTTCTGTGTCTCCTAGCGCAAGTTTATCCCCTAGCGCCAGTGCCAGCGCATCAAGTAGTGCATCTGCATCTAAAAGTGCTAGTGCATCTGCGTCAGCCTCCTTATCTCCTAGCGCAAGTTTATCACCCTCAGCCAGTTTAAGTCCGTCATCATCTGCTAGTGCTAGTTTGTCTCCATCGGCTTCCGCATCGGCTAGTCTTAGTCCTTCAGGTTCTCTTTCTCCGTCTGCCTCTCTTTCACCTTCTGCTAGTATAAGCCCTTCAGCCTCGGCTAGTTCCAGTCTCTCACCCAGTGCTTCCGAAAGCGCTTCACTTAGCCCTAGTGGTTCATTAAGTCCCTCTGCTTCGGAGTCAAAAAGTCTATCTCCATCGGCATCTGAAAGCAAAAGTCTCAGTCCCTCCGCTTCATTAAGTCCATCCGCTAGTGAGAGTAAGTCTCAATCACCTTCTGCTTCTGAAAGCAAGAGTTTATCTCCATCTGCTTCTCTTAGTCCGAGTGCTTCTGCTAGTGCTTCCCTATCTCCGAGTGCTTCGCTAAGCCCAAGTAGTTCTATAAGCCCGTCAATCTCTCCGTCTAGTAGTTTGAGTCCTAGTTCAAGCGTCAGCCCTTCGTTATCCCCGTCAGCTTCTTTGTCGCCTTCAGCTAGTGCTTCTGCTTCTATCAGCCCATCAGCAAGTCTCTCGCCTTCGGCATCCGCAAGTCCCAGTGGTGGTAGTGCATCAGGCTCAGCCTCTGCGAGTGAGAGTAAAAGCCTTTCTCCATCTGCCAGTGAGTCAAAATCAGCTAGTGCTTCTGAATCTAAATCATTGAGTCCTTCTGCTTCGGCTTCAGCTAGCACATCTGCTTCTGAGTCCAAGTCTCTTTCACCTAGCGCTAGTGGAAGTAAGTCAGCCTCGGCCAGTGAGTCTAAAAGTCTTAGTCCTTCTGCTAGTGGCTCAGCATCTGAAAGTAAATCAGCGAGTGCCTCATTAAGTCCTAGTGCTAGTGAATCTAAAAGTGCCTCTGCCTCGGCTTCAGCTAGTGAAAGTAAATCTCTAAGTCCTTCGGCTTCATTCAGTCCTTCTGCATCTTTGAGTCCCAGCGCCAGCGAGAGTCCGTCACTAAGTCCATCCGCCTCTCCATCAGCATCATTAGAGGTAATAAGGGTATTTGACCTTGATGACCTTCTTACAAGTTTTAGGAAACAATATAAGGGCAGAGTACACCACATATCCCGTATAAGGCAGTATCCTATACCAAAAAGGAAATAGTTGCGTATAAATATCTTAGTAGTGTATTCTTAGATCGTGGATAAAATACTTGAGCGTTTTGGAATTTCATATTCTGATCTTAGCGGTTCAGAAAAGGAAACACTGAATGGATGGATGGAAACTCTTAGTAGGAATGTTCTTACATTAGAAAGTGTTAGAGCATATATCCTAGCCATGAAAGACTCAGTTGAACAAGAACTCACTCAAACAACCCATAACTCAAAACAGGATATATTTTTAAAAGCCCGATTACGCAATTATTTACTATTAGAAGCGTATCTCAGTACACCAGAGAAAGCACAAAAGGCAATAGAACAGCAATTATCAAGTATAGGAAAGAAGTCTTGACATAAAATAAGGTCATCATATATTCTATAACTATGGATCAACTATCAGAGAAGAAACTCAACGAAATTATCACAAAAGAAGTATTAGCTTTAACAGAAAGCGAAAAAGCTTTCTTAAGAGCAAGACAAAGTTACTTAACCGCAGCTCAAGCAGATTTCTACTCTGAAGCGTTAGAGTCAAAACCACAAAAACCCATAAAAGAACCTAATTTAAACAAGAGCAGGTCATATAGGGCACTACAAACCCAAGCCAAAGAACTAGGACTATCTTATATAGGTGTTACCAGAGAAGATTTAGAACGAAGTGTAGACACGGCTGTTGGCCCAAAATAAATATGCCTAAACTTAAAATTGGTAAAAAAACAAAGCGTTTTGGCTATGACCCAAAAGGAATAGCGGCCTTTAAAAAAGCTAAAGCTAAGAAAAAGAAATAGTATATCCAAACTCTCATAAGAGAACGGTAAATATATGGCAGATAATAAAGCTACAATTAAAACATCAGCGGAATTAGAAGCAGAAAATGTAATACTTCTTGAAGAGTTAGATAAACCCGAAGTAACTCCCGAACCAGAGCCGGAGCCAGAACCCAAAGTAGAGCCTGTTGTTGAGCCAGAACCTATTGTAGAGCCAGAAGTTACACCAGAACCAGAACCAGAGCCGGAAGCAGAGCCAATCCCCGATTATAAGAAAAAGTTTAGCGAATCCTCAAGAGAAGCGCAAAAGATAGTTGCTAAGAATAGAAAGATGAACCAAGCTATTGATGAGGCTAATGAAGTATCAGAGCCAACAGAAGAAGAATTGCAAGCTGAGTATGAGGATTGGGATTTACTAGATGATTCCACCAAAAAGATAGCCAAAGAGAGCATGGTAAGCACAAGGCGCTTTGCAATAATCTCACAAGGCAGGACAGAATCCCAAAAGATTGATAAATGGTCTGAAGAGGTATTTAAGTTTGCAGATGATCCCCAGACTTTAATAGATAACCCAGAGTTAGAAGGAAAAACTGAGGAGTTTATGGTATTTGCGAATGAGGAGTCTAATAATAGTATACCTTTTAAGGTATTAGTAGGTTCTTTTTTACATGAACAGAGTAAAACAGCCAAACCAAAAAGCAAAGGGGCAATGTTTCCCGATGGTAGCGGTGGGCCCAATGATAAAGGAAAACCCAAAGGGGATAAAATAACTGTTGCCGAGTCGGAAGTATTAAGACAGACAAATTATAATAAATATAAGGAACTGCTACAAGCAGGTAAAATTTCCACAGAAATCTAATGAAAAGAATTGAACTAACTCAGGGTAAATTTGCTCTAGTAGATAATAAAGACTTTGATTGGTTGGATCAGTGGAATTGGTATTTTAATCCACAAGGTTATGCAACAAGACATCAATACATAAAGGTTTCTAACGGAAAGTATAAAAATAGAATAATTAGAATGCACCGTTTAATTAATAATACTCCTGATGGTTTTGAAACAGACCATATTAATAGAAATAAACTTGATAATAGGCGAGAAAACTTGAGAACGGTTACTGCAAGTATAAACAGATTTAACCAAGGTTTAAGAAGAGATAATACATCGGGTATCAAAGGCGTTAGCTGGGATAAATCAAAAAATATCTGGAAAGTAAGAATCTGGAAGAATTATAAAGAATTTTTTTTAGGAGGATTTAGTAATCTAGAAGATGCAATTTTAGTGCGTAAACAGGCAGAGAAGATTTACTATAATATTGCTACTTGACAAGAACTAGCAATTAATTGTTATAATTGCAATTAGTTAAAACTTCCTAACCTCGTAAGAGCCGGTAAAAGTAAAAACTACACTTTTACTATTATGGCAGCAAGAGCAAATACAATAGCACAAGCATTTTCAAACAAAGTCATGGCAGAAGTCTATGACAAAAATATCTTAAGTGAAATTGTTAATAGAGATTACGAAGGCGAAATAAACGCAGTAGGCTCTAAAATAAACGTTCTTAACTTTGACCGAGTAGCAGAAAAGACCTACACAGGAGCAAACCTCACAGCAGACGATCTTACAGAAAACAACATGGCATTGACCATTGATCAGTACAAATCCTTCTACTGGAAAGAGAAAACCCTTGACAACTGGCTCTCATATATTAAGAACCCACATCCTACTATTGTTACTCAAGTTGCAAATGAAAGATCAAAGAACATGGATGAGTTTGTTCTAGGACTTTATGGAGATGTTTCAGCAGCTAACAAAGTTGGAACTGATTACACAACTGGAACAGTTACAGTAGATGTAACCACAGGGTTAGTAACCGGAGCTGCTACTACCTTCACATCTGCAATGGTCGGCAGAGGATTTAAAGCAACGGGACACACAAAATGGTACAGAGTTAAATCCTTCTCTTCAACAACTTCTATAGTAATTGAAGATGACAAGGATGACGCAATTTCAGCCTACACAGGCGGAGCAATCGCAGGCGGAACGGCATATATTATCTCAGCAGTAACAGCAATATCTATTACAACTGGAAACCTATTACAGCAAGTAGCCCTGTTAAAACAAAAATTAGACGAAGCAGAACAGTATGACCTAAACCCATCACCTGATTCTGATAGATTTCTAATCGTACCACCAGCTTTTGAAAACACTTTAGTTAGAGCAACTGGAGTAGCGCTTCATGTACCAGAGGCATACCAAGAGTTAGTTAAAAAAGGCTATTTAACTACGATACAGGGATTTAAAGTCTTTAAATCCAATAGATTAACAGGTAATAACACAGATGGATGGCGCATACTTGCAGGACATCCAGGATGGGTAACATTCGCAGAGAAAGTATTAAACGCACGAATGGAAGAGGATTTGATTGGAAACTTCGGATCAGCATATAAAGATCTATTCGTATACGGCGCAAAAGTTATGGATCCAAGACGATCATTTGCAGCAGAGTTATTTGCAACATTCGCTTAAAGTTAAATTAGAGAGTTAGCATGAGCCTAAAGCTTAGCCTAAAAGTTAGAAGATTAGGCTTTAGCAGAAGGCTTTTTTTGATAGGAAAATATGGCTAGTACAAAATTTGAGATTAGGAAAGATTTACCAGCAGAAGCACAGCGAGAGATCGTGAGAATTGAGGCTATTGCTATTGCTCAAAGAAGCGCTAGCGAGGCTAATTTCTTAACAGCATTACTTCCCTATAGAACTAATAGGGTACTTCGATATGATACGAGTGACGTTTTAAGCGCTCAACAGCCAAATGGAAGCGGTACGCCCAATATCCTAGAAGCAGAAGGTAATACTTTGCCTACAGATTATGAAGGATTTAAACAAGGCGCAGTCTTCTACAAGCTAAATAAAACAGGCGGAAACGCTTATGTTAATACTGGAACAAGTCTTGTAGCACAATGGACACTTCCAACACCAGAAGTAGCATCACCATCACAATCTCTTAGCCCTTCAGCTAGTGCCTCTCAATCCATTTCTTCTTCAAGTAGCGCATCTAGGTCGACTTCCGCATCTGCCAGTCTTTCTCCTTCAAGTAGCGCATCTAGGTCGGTAAGTTCTTCACCTAGTACAAGTCCATCTAAATCACTTTCGCCTTCAAAAAGCGCATCTAGGTCGGTAAGTGCTTCAGCAAGCGCAAGCGCATCTGCGTCTCAAAGCCCATCGGCTAGCGCTAGTGCCAGTTCATCTGCTTCACTCTCACCGTCTGCTTCTGTAAGTCCTAGCTCATCGGGTAGTAGTAGTGCATCTAAGTCTCTGTCACCTAGTGCATCAACAAGCGCCTCTCAAAGCCCATCCGCTTCTCAAAGTCCATCAAGTAGCGCATCTAAGTCTACCAGCGCTTCTCTCTCGCCTAGCGCTTCTCAAAGCCCATCAAGTAGTGCGTCAAGATCAGCTAGTAAGTCATACAGTCCTAGCGCATCCCTATCACCTAGTGCAAGTGCAAGCCCATCAGCATCAATATCATTCCCATAACTATGGATACAGCTAATAAAACATACAACATAAAGACACTAGGAACTACAACCCTTCCGGGTAAATTCCTATTAGTTGCTATTATTGTGGGTACAAAGGGCGCTTCGGCCAATACAGCTACAATATATGACAGTACCACAGCATTGGGAGCAGAATCATCTCTTGAGAGGGGTATTCTTGATACTGTAAACACCCTCGGTAGAGTAGAGTATGGAATACCTATGTTTAACGGAATATATATAGTTACAGCTACAGGAACAGCCTCTAATCTTCTAGTTATCTACAGAGATTTATAATTCCCCTTGACATAAAATATCTTCGATACATATAATTTATGTATGAAGCGTGTTAACCTCTTAATAGATGAAGCTATGTTAGATCACTTTAAGGATATCCCCGGTACTTTAAGTGAGAAGATACGTCAGGCTATGTATGAGTACCTAAAGAACAGGATAAATGTATCAGCTTCACAATCAAGAAAGGAGGGAAATAATGGTTAATTTAACACCAATTCAAGGAGAAATGTTAACGCCAATGCCTAAAATCCAATCAAAACCTCAGACGATGGATTTTCCTGATGCAATTAAACAAATTATAAACGGAAAGAAAGTCGCGCGTGTATCGTGGGGAAATACAGATTTCATTTTAATGAAAGATGCTTGGCTAAGTATTTACACAAAAGGTGCATTTCATACTCTATTAGTATCTGATGGAGATATGGTAGATACCAATGATTGGGTAATAGTAAAGGAGATTAACTAATGATAGAAGGTAGAGTAAGTGTACTAATTCCAAATTATAACTCACCTTTCGCTTCTAAGACTATCCAAGGTGTCTTAGACATGGCAAGAGGGGATGTCGAGGTTATCGTAAACGTAGAGATGAATTGGCCTGAGCCTCTCTCAACAGACGGGAGGGTGCACTATATTCACGGTTCAGCTCCAATAGGTATGCGTGCAGGTATCAACGCTTGCGCAAGGCTCGCTAGGGGCGAATTTGTAATGAAGATAGACGACCATGTCTTACTAGGCGAGGGCTTTGATGAGATATTAAAGGCTGATATAGAGCCTAATTGGGTTGTTATTCCTCGGAGGTACGCTCTTAATCCTGAAGAATGGAAGATAGAAGAGAGGACTGATAATAAGTATCCGATAGATTATAATTACCTTGATTTTCCATTAAAGGGAAAAGATCACGACTTCGGACTTCACGGCGTTGATTGGCGGGAAAGACGAGAACAAAGAAATACTCCTGAATACGATATAGATGAAACAATGTCAATGCAAGGCAGCGCGTATTTTATGACACGAGATTACTTTACTAATTTTTTAGGAGGATTAAGTGAAGAAATGTACGGACAATTTTCACAGGAAAGTCAGGAAATTGGCTTTAAATGTTGGTTAAGTGGAGGGAAAATGATGACTAATAAGAAAATCTGGTACGCACATTTGCATAAAGGACGTACTTATGGACGAATGTACAAGATGCCAGGCGGAACAGTAGAGGCTTCTAATGCTAGTGCTTATTATTGGATGCAAAACCAATGGAAAGAAAGAAAATATGACATGAAGTGGTTTATTGATAGATTTTGGCCCGTACCTAGTTGGCCAGAAAATTGGCAAGAAGTATGGGATCAGCAAGTAAAGGAAGGGTGGCCTAATATATATGAAGCAAATTAAATTAACTCAAGGTAAATTTGCAATAGTTGATGACTCAGACTTTGAATGGTTAAATCAATGGAAATGGTGTTTTCATATTGGGTATGTAGTCCGCAATAAAAGAGAAAAAGGGAAATGTAAGATGATTTACATGCATAGGTTGATTAATAATACTTCTAGCGGATTTGAGACTGACCATATTAATAGAAACAAGTTAGATAATAGAAGGAGTAATTTACGAACTGTTACTAGTAGTCAGAATAACATGAATACAGGAATGTGGAAACATAATACTTCTAAACATAAAGGTGTATTTTGGGATAAATCAAGAAATAAGTGGATGGCAGGTATTGGATTGAATTATAAATTTATAAATGTTGGACGGTTTAATGATATTGGAGATGCAATTAAAGCTAGAGAACAAGCAGAAAGGACATATTTCTCAGTATGAATTTATTTGAAGAATTAGCAATTAAATATGGTACAGACAAATTCGGAAAACACCACTACACCCTAGTTTACTATGATCTATTCAAAGACAGACGAGATAAAGTCAAGAAAGTCTTAGAAATAGGCACAGCAGAGGGCGCCAGCCTATTCATGTGGCGTGATTTCTTTCCTAATGCAACTATCTATGGCGGAGAGATAGATCAAAAGCGGGTGGATCTAATGAAAGGCGAAGGTAGAATTGAGATGATACAAATGGATCAAGGTTCTATTAAAGATCTTAACAAACTACTTGATTTACTACCGGAGTTAGATTTAGTCGTTGATGATGGCTCACATGAACCCATAGACCAATTATTTACCTGTTATGGCATCTTACCTTTCTTGAAAAAGGGTGCTATTTATGTAATTGAAGACGTAAGGAATACTGATATTGCAGTTTTACTAGCAGATAAATACTTTACCGAAGTAAAAAGAGTTGGGAATCGTTATGATGATCAGTTAATTATAATAAAAAAATGAAAGTATCAATTATTATTCCAAGCAGAGCTGAAAAAGAAGAAAATTTAACAAGGACTATAGATAGTATTTATGAAAATGCTACAGGAGAGTTTGAGGTTATCATTGGATATAACGGAGGGGGAGCTTTTGATTTTGACTATCCTAATCTGAAAGTTATTGATTTTCCTGAAAATATAGGTATCAAGATGAATATAAACGCTCTAGCTGCTTCTGCTACAGGTAAATACATCTTCAAACTAGATGCTCATACTAGAGTAAGTAAAGGATTTGATGAAATACTTCAACAAGATATGCAACCCGATTGGGTAGTAACGCCTAGGTTTAAGATAATTAAAGACGATTGGAGTATCCAGATAAGAGATGGACAAGAAGAGTTTTATGATTACTTTTATTTATCATGCCCTTTTACTGACCCTAGAGGCTTTAGATTCAAAGCAGGGGGGCATTGGCCAGAAAGAACACAAGAACGCCTTACAAGTCATCCTACAGTCGATGAGACCCCTCAAATACACGGGTCGGGATGGTTTATGGAAAAAGACCACTTCTTTGAGCTAGGCGGCTTTCCGCTACAAGATCCTTATGGACACGGGCAAGAGCCTCTTTGGATCGGGCTAAAGAACTGGCTAGCTGGTGGTAAGGTAATGGTCAACAAGAGAGTTTGGTATGCCCATTTACATCAGAATAGTAAAGATAGAGGTTATCCGGAAGACAAAGCTCATACTGAACGAACTTATAACATGACTGCTGAATATTGGGTAAAACAGCCAGGGTTTGACAAATTTGTAGAGAAGTTTATGCCCATGCCAAGTTGGCCGGATGACTGGGAGTTTATATATAAGAAATACTTTGAGGAGGGACAATATGGGATATAAATTGAACGTATCATTAAACTATGGCACACATCTTCCAGCGTTAATTAAAGCGATGGAGAAAACGACTGGTAATGTTTTGGAACTCGGAACTGGTTTATTTTCTACGCCCTATCTCCACTATAAGTGCATATTAGACAACCGAAAGCTAGTCTCTTACGAAAACTTTAAGAGTTGGTACGATATACTTATTCACTACGGTTATCAACATCCATTACATGAAATCAATTTTGTCGAGAAATATGAAGACGCTCCGATAGAAAAAGAATGGGATGTGGTACTAATAGACCAAACGCCTGATTCAAGCCGTTGTGAGACCATACAGAGGCTCGCAGGCACGACAAAATACATTATTATTCACGATTCAAATGGTCGTAATGAGAAAACTTATCACTATTCCACAATTTATCCTCTTTTCAAGTATAGGACTATCTGGGACAAGGACAAGAATCACGCAACAGTTTTATCAAACCTTGTAGATTTGGAGGATTTTTGGAAATGACAACTTTTGAATACATTATAAACAAATACAAAATCAACGTAGGCCATCAATACCTTATTGACGTAGAGGGAATGAAGGGTAGTGCTGATCTTTCTAAGCTATTTGCGGAACTTAATTTTAATAATGGCGTTGAAGTCGGAACAGATCAAGGTTTATATGCAGAAGTATTGTGCCAAGATAATCCTAACTTGCACCTATCGTGTGTAGACCCGTGGAGTGCTGGAGAATATAAACCCGGAATGTCAGGAGTAAACGAGCAACAAAAGTATTTTAATGAAAGGTATCAAGAGACAGTAGCCAAACTTGCACCATATAATTGTACGATTATCCGCAAGACTTCGATGAACGCTTTGGCAGACTTTGAGGATAACTCACTTGATTTTGTATATATTGATGCTAATCACGACTTTCTTAACTTTATTATGGACTTAGAAGGCTGGATGAGGAAAGTTAGACCCGGAGGAATCATCTCAGGACACGACTACGCCTATTACTCTTATAAGAAGTTTAATCACGTTAAGAGAGCTTTGATTGCCTATGCAAGGTCTTACCGGATGATACCTGTATTTGCAGTGATGTATGTTCCCGATGGATTAAAGCGAGATAGATATAGGTCATTTTTCTATGTGAAGGGGGGAAGAAGTGAATACGCTTAACATATCACGCCATGTAGGATTAATCGACCTTTTCAAAGAAAAAGGTTTTAAGATTGGTGTTGAGGTGGGAACTGATATGGGTGGATACGCTAAGGCTATCTGTAAGAGAGCGACCGAGATAGAGCTTTATACCATAGACCCGTGGAAAGCATTTAAGTCAGGGCTTGAGGATTATAGTCAATTTGAAATGGGAGAAAGAGAAAAAATAGCAAGAGATTTACTTGCCCCCTATCCCTTATGTACAATTATCAAAAATACAAGCATGGAGGCTATAAAAGCCTTTAGACCCAACCAAATTGATTTTGTTTTTATAGATGGAAACCATGAATACGAGGCAGTTAAGGAAGATATTGAGGAATGGACAAAAGTCGTTAAGCCTGGTGGTATTGTATGTGGACATGACTACGTTAAAGACGATTCAAGAAAGTACGGAGTTATTGAAGCGGTAAATGAATACGCTGAGAAGAATAACATTGAGTTATCCGTGCTTAAAAAGGGTACATTTGTAGATTGTTGGCTTTTTTACAAACCATTATGATTAGTTTTTTTGGAAAAAGGACATTTTTTAATATAAATTCTAACGAGGAATATGATAAAAGGACTAAGCCCATTAAGGGTGGTTATTTGATGCGAGTTAGTTCAATGATTAGGATAGATCAAATAGCTGAAGCAATAGGAGCTAGGGTAAATCCTATAAGTGGATACGAAGACGATGTGTGTATTTACATCAAGCCAATGGTAAAGAAGGGTTATGACTTTAAGTTCGAGGGCAAACCATATATAGATATTATTGATGGTCACAATTTAGGTCAATTAGCCCAAAAGCACCCTGAAGTTACGGTTATAGTCTGCTCACAGGCAGATTATAATGTTATGTCTAAGGCAATACCCAATAAGATAGTTCTAATTCCACAGCATCACATCAACTTTGATCGTTTAAAGAGGACCAGGACTGAGATTAAGACTGTTGGAGCTATTGGAACTAGGGATGCTTTTCCATATCTTCCTAAAGAATTAAGAGGAGAATTAAGTAAGCGAGGTATAGAGTTGGTAGAGTTTTCTAAATTCTTTACTAGACAGGATATTATAGACTTTTACCTAAAGATTGACTTACAGATTGTATGGCGACCTTATAAAAAGATTTTATCTAATCCCCTAAAAATAATAAATGCCGCTTCCTTTGGTATTCCTACGATTGCGCTTGACGAGAAAGCCTTCAAGGAGGTTGATGGTTGTTACATACCAGTTAATACATTCCCTGAGTTCTTAAAGTACTTAAATACCTTGATATCTAGTCCTGAGATGTATAAGAGTTATTCGCTAGAGGGTATTGAAAATACTGAAAGATATCATATTAGTAATATAATTAAATTATATAAGGAGTTAGTATGAAAATAGGATTTGTCGCAGGGGCATGGGATCTGCTTCACGCAGGGCACTTGCATTTACTCGAAGAAGCGAAGAGCAGGTGTGATTATTTAATTGTTGGATTACATGAAAATCCAGCACTAGAAAGACATACCAAGAATACGCCTATTGAGAGCCTATTAGAGCGTCAGTTTAAGCTCCGTAGCTGTAAATACATTGATGAAGTAATTGTCTATAAAACCGAAGCTGAATTAAGTGATATTTTAAAAACAGTAAGGATTGATGTTAGGTTTTTAGGCTCAGACTATGTAGTTTCTGATCGAGCTATGCAAAGGGCTATTACGGATAAAGATATTATACCAATAGAATATATAAAGTCTTTAGATATTCATACATCTGATATTAGAGAAAGGATTAAAGAATCATGAAAGGAGAAATAAAGTGATAATATCCCAGACCCCTCTCAGATTGTCGCTTTTGGGAGGAAATACCGACTTTCCTTCCTATTTTAAAAAGCACGGAGGCGCAGTCTTGACTACAACGATTGATAAATACATTTATTGCATTGTCAAAGAACGCTTTGATGACATGATTTATATTAATTATTCAATTAAGGAAAAAGTAACTAAGGTAGCAGATATTAAGCATCCGTTAGTTCGTGAAGCCATGAGACTTGTGGGAGTCCACAAGGGTATCGAAATTACCTTCCTATCTGATATACCAAGCGAGGGATCAGGGCTTGGATCTAGTAGCGCTGTAACAGTAGGAGTGCTAAATGCTCTGCATCAATATAAGGGTGAAAGTGTAACTCAAAGACAACTGGCGGAGGAGGCTTGCAGAATAGAAGTAGATATTCTTAAAAACCCCATCGGATACCAAGATCAATATGCTGTAGCTTTTGGAGGGTTTAATTTAATTGAGTTTGGGAAAGAAATCACATTAAAGCCACTTGATCCAGAAGAACTCTCGGACTTTCTTATGCTTTTATACACTGGAAAAACACGAAAAGCAGATAAAATACTGTCTAAAATGAAATTGAATGTAGATATTTTGGATAAAATTAAAGGAGAGGTGTATCAAAAGCTAGACCACATAACAGACCCTGTTATTTTAGGGGATTTATTAGACAGATATTGGGCTTTTAAAAGAATACTTAATAAGCACGTTACTAATAAACAAATTGACGATATGTATATGAAGACTTTAAAAGTTGGGGCTTTGGGAGGGAAGATTGTAGGCGCTGGTGGTGGAGGATTTTTACTTGTAGCTGTTTTGCCGGAGAATAAACAAGACATTAGAGGATTGGGGTATAGGGAATTACCTTTTAACTTTTCAAGATTCGGTAGTCAGGTTATTTTTAGTATATGAAAGAATTAATAAAACTAATCAAAGAAGCTAGATTTATTTGGATATGTGGTAATGGAGGGAGTGCTTCTACGGCAGAACATTTTACTACAGATTTAGTTAAAAAAGGCTATAAAGCAATCGCATTAAGTAGCAATACTTCTGTAATTACAATGTTAGCCAATGATTATGGATATAATGAGATATTTAGTAAGCAATTAAAAGTCTATGCAAATAAAGATGATTTATTAATTACTATTTCTTGTAGTGGAACATCAAATAATATTATATTCGCATTAAACTTACAAGAAGAAATAGGATTTTCAATCTATCAATTTGAAACATTCGGACAGGAGACAGATTATGGGAAACTTGAAGATAAACACTTGGAGTTTGCACATGAGGTATCAACAGCATTATGAAATATTTAATTTCTGGTTTTAGTGGGTTTATTGGGAGTCATCTTTGTGACAGACTCTTAAGAGAAGGGAATGAAGTTATTGGAATAGACCGAAGTATCAAGTACCAGAATATTACACAACATCCTAATCTTACCATAGTCCCTTCTGTAATATCAGAGAATATTGGAGAGTTATTCAAAGGAGTAGATATTGTAGTTCACATGGCCGCACTCACAAGACCTCAGTGGTCAATCTTATATCCTCTTGAAACCAATGAAGTAAATGTGTCAGGAACATTAAAAATGTTAATTCATGCAAGAGATAATAAAGTTAAAAGATTTGTTTTTATATCAACTTCAAATTTATATGGAAACACTGTCTATCCTACTCCAGAGGAAGCAAAGCCTAGCCCAATGAACGCTTATGCTCTATCAAAGTTGATAGGAGAGCAGTATTGCGAGTTATTTTATAGATTGTATGGGCTTGAGTACAATGTAATAAGACCTTTCAATGCTTACGGAACTCGTATGCCAATAACAGGGATATACACAAGCGCTGTTGCTACTTTTATAAATGCTATGAAAAAAGACATTTCTTTTAAGATGTTTGGGGATGGTACGCAAAGAAGGGATTTTGTCTATATTGATGACATCGTTGACCAAATTATGCTTATGGCAACCTCTAAAGTTAATGGGGAAGTATTCAACTGTGGCTTCGGAAAGAACTATTCAATAAATGAAATGCTTAATCTTGTCCGTAAGCTAATGAAAAAGGAAGTAAAGCCTGAAGAAAGACTTGAAAAACAATATGAACCCTCTCAAACACTAGCAGATATATCAAAAGCCGAGAGATTGTTAGGCTGGAAGCCTAAGATAGATTTAGAGGAAGGATTAAGGAGGATCATCAATGATTAAAGGATTAAAAGCGCCAGGAGTTGAAGCAAAGCACATTTTATGTGTTTGCGCTCACGGAAACAATAGGTCAGTTACTATGGCTTATATTTTAAAGTATGTATTGAATTTTGAACCTCTTACAGCAGGACTTGAATATCATACTCAGGAAACTCTCAAGATGCTATATGAATGGGCTGATGTAATTATAGTTCCTGAAGAGAAATTGATTGCAATGATACCAGAAGAACATAAATCAAAAATTAAGTTCTATAATATTGGAGAAGATGTCTACCCTAGACCTTTTAATAAAGAGTTATTAGCGAAAGCAAGAAAGTTGATGGATGAGGATTTAATAACATGAAAGTTACCGTAATTGGAAAAGGGTGGGTTGGAAAGGCCATGAAGCAATTATTTTCCGATGCTTTTGTTTATAGTCCTAGTATTGGAACTAAGGAGGAAGCAAACAGGGGTGAGATTGCTTTTGTATGCGTTCCTACGCCACTTTTACCTAACGGAACGCTAGATACGTCAATAGTTGAAGAATGTGTTGCGTGGTGCGATTGTAGCGTTATTGTGATACGTTCTACGGTCAATCCTGGTACTTGCGACTATCTTTCAAATAAATACAACAAAAAGATTGTTATGCAGCCAGAATATCTTGGAGAAACTCCAAATCATCCATTATTAGATCAAAAATTAAATCAGTTTATGATTATCGGCGGTAATCCAGAAGATAGGCGTAAGGTTATTGATCTTTATGTTACAACTTATAATGCTAATATTAAAATCAGACAAGTAACTGCACTTGAGGCAGAAATAATAAAACTTACTGAAAATAGAGCTATTGCTTTTAAGGTTATGCAATGTCAGGAACTCTACGATGTTTGTGAGAAGGCAGGAGTTGATTATTATACCATTCGTGATGCAGTTTATGGAGATGATCCACGCTTTAATTTATGGTTTAGTTTTATTTATGAAAAAAGGGGATTTCATTCTTCTAAGTGTTTAAAAAAAGATGTAGAAGCATGGGTTAGGTGGGCTGAATCCATTGAAGCCAATGCAGATATTACAAAACTGTTGGTTGAGAAAAGCAAAGAGTATGAATAAATACACACTCAGTATAATCGTGCCTGCCCGTAACGAGGAATTTCTCGGCAGGACAATACAAGACATCTTGGAACATACCAGCGATAAGACTGAAATTATTGCTGTGCTTGATGGCTACCTTCCAGATCCGCCCCTACCAGTCAGTTCAAGGGTAACAGTAATCTACAATCCCGTTTCGGTAGGTCAGCGGGCAGGTGCTAATCAAGCCGCTAGACTATCCAACGCTAAGTATTTAATAAAACTAGATGCTCATTGTGCAATAAGTGAGAACTTTGATACCGAAATGATTGCCGCTATGGAAATGTTAGGAGATGATACGACACTCATTCCCGTAATGAGGAATATGCACGTCTTTGACTGGGTTTGCGAAGAAGGACATAGGCGTTATCAAAGCCCTTCGGGAGTTTGTGAAACCTGCGGTAAGCCTACAGTTAAAGATATTGTTTGGATACCTAAGAAAAGCCCCACTACTCATTCTTTTAGATTTGATAAGACAATGCATTTCCAATATCACGGGGAGTGGTCAAAAACAGAAGAAGCGCAAAGAGGAGTGCTTATAAACGGTGTCTATAACAAAGACTTTAGAGAAACGATGAGCATACAAGGATCTTGTTTTATGTTGAGTCGAGAAAGATACTTTGCACTTAATATATGCAGTGAGGAATTTCATTCATGGGGACAACAAGGTGTTGAGGTGGCCTGCAAGACGTGGTTATCTGGGGGACGGGTAGTGGTTAACATGAAAACGTGGTACGCACACATGTTTAGAACCCGTGGCGGAGATTTTGGTTTTCCATACTCCAACCCACAGGCAAAGGTAAATGAGAACCGTGAGCTATCAAGAGAACTTTTCCAAAGAGACAAATGGCCATTAGCTATTCATAAATTCCAATGGTTACTTGATAAGTTTAATCCGCCAGATTGGGGAGTTAGCAGTGGCATAATATTCTATACTCCAAATGATCTTAATGAGAAGATTGCCAAACCGGTACGAGATAGACTTTTAAAAATAAGCCAAGACAAGAAAATAGATATTGTCAGCGCTTCGCTCAAGAAAATGGACTTTGGGGTGAAGAACGTACACTTTCCTTCTATGAAGCGTGGATTTTTGGCGATGTACAAACAAATTCTTGGTGCGTTGGAGAATAGCAAAGATGAGATCATATTTTTCACGGAGCATGACGTACTCTACTCAAAAGAACATTTTGACTTTGAGCCAAAAGACAAGGAGACTTTTTATTATAATCAAAACGTGTGGTTCCTAAGAATACCAGACGGACACGCACTACACTATGACGTTAACCAATTGTCAGGGCTTTGTGTCTATCGGGACACGGCGTTAATTCACTATAGAGAACGGTTCGCCTTAATTGAGCAAAAGAGCAAAGAGTTATCGTTAGATGAGTTTAATAGCTGGATTAGACTTATGGGCCATGAACCGTTTACTCATAATAGAATACAGTGGAAAAATCAGTTTAAGTACGAAACATGGAAATCGGAAGTGGCGAATATAGATATAAAACACGGAGCGAACGCTACCGGCCAACGGTGGAGAAAGGACCAATATAGAAACCAACAATTACTTATAAACTGGCAGGAAGAAGATAATCAAATTGAAGGTTGGCCTCCAAACTCCGAGCTAGTCAATTCGCTTCAGTAGTTTGCCATAAAATACAAATATCCTCTATTCTTGAGGTATGGCTATCGATCTCAACGACAAGACAGCGAATGCAAATAATCTAACAAACGTCAACACCGTTTCAGAGGTAACAACCTCTTTACCTTTTGCTGCAAGCACTATTGCTGCGGGCTTTCTCGGTTCAAGCAGTCAACATTTTACTGCCGCTGATTCCGCTTCACTTTCTATTACAGGAGATATAACCATTGAGTGTTGGGTTAAGTTTGATGGACTTCCTGCTAATGGCTCCACTTGGGTATGGATAGCAAAATATCACGATGACGGAGTTACTGAAAGATCGTATATGTTTTATGGGAATAATCCTGCTGGTAGCCATGCTCTTCGTATGATTATCTCAAGCGATGGTAGTGGAATAGATGACATAGGAGCAGGATGGACACCTTCTGACGCAACTTGGTATCACATTGCTGTTACATGGACTGCTGCTACTAAATTATATAAGTTTTATGTTGACGGAGTACAGCAAGGGGCAGATCAAAATGGGTCAACTCATGGATCAATTTTTAATAGTACCTCTCTTTTAGCCATTGGTTGTCGACGTGCAGAAACAACTCCTATTCAATTCTTCACTGGAAAGATGGATGATATTCGTATTTGGAATGTAGTACGAACAGTAACACAGATTGCGGATAATAGAAGTTTAGAATTAGTAGGAAATGAGTCAAATCTACAGGCATATTATCCATTTGAAGTATTGGGTAGCCCTTCAGCTAGTGCCTCTCAATCCCTTTCTCCATCCGCCAGTCTTTCTCCATCTGCTTCAGCAAGTGCTTCATTATCGCCTTCTGCTAGCCGTAGCGCTAGCGCTTCAGCATCGGCAAGTCTTTCCCCTTCAGCGTCATTAAGTCCCTCTAGCTCAGGTTCAGCTTCTCTCAGCCCCAGTTCCAGTGGAAGTGCCAGTGGAAGTGCCAGTAAATCAGGTAGTTCATCTGCTTCGCTTTCCCCTTCAGCCAGTCAAAGTCCATCGGCTTCCCTTAGTCCAAGCCTTAGCCCTTCATCATCTGTAAGCCCATCCCTTTCACCTTCAGCTTCGGGGTCAGCTTCAGCTAGTCCGTCTTTTAGCCCTTCTGCGTCATTAAGTCCCAGCGCTAGTGCCAGCGCTTCACCCTCTCTTGCGATTTATGTAGATAAATATTCAACTACGGGTAATGTCTTTGTAGATAAATACACAGATACAGGGAATGTCTTTGTTGACAAGTATTCCGATACGGACAATACTTTTATTGACAAATACAAGGATTGGGGAAATTCATAATTGCCTAAAAATAGAAATCTTCGTTATTCTTAATCCATGCCAGTATATGAAGTAAAAGAATTTTTTGGGGGCTTGAGTGCCTTCCCTAATAAAGGAACTCGTGGAAGTTTTAAATTTGGTTCAAATTTGGATATTAGAAATGATAGCCAAACTCTCAAAAGTTCGCAAGCACTTGAAGAAGAAGGACTTTTCGTAACAAGCCATTCACAGTCAGCTTCCCTTTCACAAAGTCAATCGCAATCACCTAGCTCTAGTAACAGCCCCTCCACCAGTCCAAGTGGCTCACCTTCTAAAAGTGCCTCGCCTTCATCCAGTGCTTCAAGAAGTGCCTCTAAGAGTTTAAGCCCTTCGGCATCTGCTAGTCCATCTTCCTCAGTCAGTCCTTCTCTAAGTCCATCGGCTGGACTTAATAATGTATTTGTAGATTTAATCCTATTTTTTGTGAAAGCTACAGACGGCAATACTTATGGGTTCGGAAACGCAGGGAATGTCTACAGAAGATACTCAGACGGGTTTACTAGAAATGTCTACAAAGACCCAGACGGAGGGATTAAAGGAGCAGTAGAAAAACCCTCAAGTGATGGCAAGACGTATCTTCAATGGGCAACAGGAACTAAGGTAATGCGTAAGCCTCTACCCGGTTCAGGTACTTGGACAGATGTTGAGGTAATAGCCCAAAACCTAACCGGTACAGACTGGCACACAATGAAACAAGTAGGTGGGGCTAACTATATTGCTAATGGCTCGAAACTAGCTCTAGTAGGTTATGATGATTCGTTTACAAATGATGCACTTGATCTGATACCAGGGAATCTTGCCAAGACCTTAATTGAAAGAAACGGCAGAGCTGTAATAGGGACGTATAAGGCAGGCTATCCGAACAAGGGAGTCAACGGAGCTATTGATACTGAATATCCTCTGGTTCAAAGAGGAACTAATGGAGAGATATTCTTTGCTAATTTTACAGATACTATGCCTGTCAGAAGATTCCCTGGTGGAGGTAGAGTTAATCCTGGCGGAGTTGCAAATGAGGTAGATCAAGTTGAGATATTTGATTGGGAATCTACGGCACTTTCTTGGGTAGATAAACAAACACTTGGAGGAATGTCCCTCTGGGGAGTGTTTGGAGCTTCTTCTGGCAAGAATGGGATTTACACTTATGGTAGAGAAAACAAAGAACAACCCTTTACACTGAATCTTGAATACGCTATGGATGTAGATGAAATAGGAGCTGTGGCTAGTGTAGAAGGGGTTATTATTGCAAGCTATAATTCGGGTTCTGATTTTGGTGTTCGAGCGGTAAGCGCTACTACAAAGGCTGTAGGGACATATGAAGGACTTGAATATAGACCACAAAGAAAAAAGCCTATTAGTATAAATGTTTGGAAAACTGCCGAGTTAGAATTTGATCCGCTTCCAAGTGGTGCAAGTATAGAGTTTTGGTACAGAAACGATCCTAGCGGTAGTTTTACCAGAGCCTATACAGCAGATGGACAAACAAGCTATTCAACAGCCAATGGAGTAGAAGCAGTATTCCGCATAGGCAATAAAGGTTTTTCTTTTGATCCGAAAGTTGTTTTAAATCCTGTAGGAAATTCAAGTCCTGAAGTAAGAACAATAAGGATAGAATTTTCTTAATATGGAAAACAACCAAATATTTACACAGGAGGTAATTGAAGAAAACCCATTTCCAGGTGGGATTGAGCCTCTTGTTTCACAAGGACAGCTTCCAGCAGGTACTTTTGCCCCTACAACTACGCCATCTAAGTCTTTTCCGGTTAAAAGAACCGCAGTTGAGTTACTTTCGACAGCACTTAATACAAAAAGTCGCAAGGTCTTGCAGGAATTTGAGTTAGTCCAATCTGGTGGATTTCAGATAGGGAGTTTCAAGGAAGGACTGACTGGAGATTTAAGACTTACACCTAATGGAATAACTGCGAGAGATATAGCGGGACTTCTTACTTTTGTTATTGATGGAACTACAGGAGATGCGGTGTTTGCAGGAGAAATTAGAGCAGGATCACTTATATCAGGTTCTTTAATTACAGGTGAAATAGATGTTGGGACAGGAGAGAGTAATTCTTTCGTAAGGCTTGACGGGGCAAATAATAGAATCGTAGTAAATGATGGGACAACTAATAGAATTGTGATAGGCAATGTATGAACTATGGCACAAACAATACGAGTATCACTTCCAGGATATAATGCATTAACCGAGACTAATATTTATAATTATTCTATTTATGCTGATTCTGATAACATTCTTATTAAAGAATTTGCTAGGGGGTCAGGAACACTTGCGAGTGGTGCTACGGCAACAATTGCTCATAATTTAGGATATATTCCTCATGTAAAAGTATTTGGAAAACAAACAAGTGGAACAGTTACAGATTGGACACTACTTTTAGCAGGAGGATCAGAGGCGGGACTATTAAAAGCAGAACTTGATACTACAAATTTATATATAACTAAGATTAATAATGGCAATAATGGGTCATATAAGTATTATATTTTTTATGACCAACAAGTATGACACAAATAATTGCAGTATCAAAAGCAACAAAAAATGTCTTAACGGCTACTGATCCGAATGATTTTATCTTTCATTCTTCCTACAACACATTTAAGATTGTGGCTTCTGGCGTTGCTAGTTTTACTGCTGTAGTTCCTGGTGTTTTTACAAAAACTTTAGCTCATGGTTTGTCTTATACGCCCCTTGTTGATGCTTTTATGAAAGCTGATACAAATGCTGAAGTAATCAGATCAGGATTCGAACAATTTTATACTGCTCCTTATAATGATATATTGTTTTATGAAGTACAATCAGACGCTACTAACATTATTTTTACTGGTAGGAATTTCCGGGCAGTAAATGTTGACTTGAAATTTAAGTATTATATATTTGAAGTTCCATTATGACACAAAAAATTAGAGTTTCTAAACCTGGATATAATGTTTTAACCGAAGCGACTTTGGATAATATAATTTATGATTCAGAATATGATACATTAAAATATCATGCTTCAGGGCTTTTAAGTATAGTTATAAATGAAGCAGCCGCCAATCCTCCTTATGAATATGTTACTTTTGTAAATCATGATTTGGGATATTATCCTTTTTTTGAGGTTTTTGTAAAACATTTAACTAATTGGCAAATGATAGGATCAAGCTATGTAACGGCAGGTTATGGATCAGGATCAGGAGTTTTCAGAAAGTTTGAAGCATTTTGTACAACTACAAGATTATATGTTAAAGTAAGAGGAGATACTGATGGGGTTGCAGATTCTTATACTGCTGATTTTAGATATAAAATATATAGAAACAATTTGGGATTATGATTATATTTTTCGATAAAAAAACAGGAGAAATACAGGGAACAGTTGACGGAAGAATCCACAACGAAGATCATTTAAAGGTATGGATTGGCGATAAAGAGGCAAATGATAGGATTGTGGTAAATTGGAAACCTGTTAAATGGTTTGATAAAGACGGAAAACCAATAGATTCAATAAAAGAAAAAGATAAAATGTTTACAGCCGATTTTGCCCCAGATCATTCACAAGGAGATATTTTTGTTGAGATAGATAAAAAACCTTCCGAAATTCATCAATACAAAGTTGATACTAAGACCAAACTTCTAATTAAAAAGTAATTCCTCTTGCCATAAAATATAAACTTCGTCTATTCTTAAAAAATGGACACGTTAGCGAGCATCAGACAAGCCATTCAAGACGATTTATCAATAGGAGATGAGTCAACTCTATTCTCTCCCACTGTAATTGACCGTGTTATCAACAGAGCGTATAGGAAGGCTGGATCTCTTTATAGATGGCCCCAAAATGAAGACGCCAAGAAAACAAGCACTCAAAATGGTATTGAACCTTACGACTACCCCTCAACCTGGCGCCCTGATTCTATGTGGAAGCTGGAAGTAGATGATAAACAATATGGAGAAGACCCCGATGGAAGTCCACTAGCTTTTGAGGATTATCTAGTATGGCGTAGAGATACTGATAATGATAACTCAACTGATAAGAAGTGGGCTAATCAGAAGAGAAGGTTTTTTATCTATCCCGTACCCACTACGGCAGGAACTAACAATATAAGTGTTTGGGGAGTGAAGAATATAACAACTTTATCCGCAGATGCCGATACAACAATTTTTAGTTACAATATGCCTGAAGCGAATGAAAGTATCGTTCTTGAGGCTTTAGCCATTTTAAAGAATAAGGGTGAAGACCAAAGATCAGGTCAATTTGCAAGTATAGAAGCTAAACAAATACTCACGGTTGCATGGAACAAACTAAAACAAGAAAATGCTAAGTATGAGAAGAATCAACCAATGTTTTATATTGGAGATATGTTTAGCAATAAAAGAACAACGACTAAAAACAATATCGGTAATTTTTAAATTATGAATCCAAAAACCCCTCCAGGGGGATTTCAACAAGGGGGTTGGTATAGTGGTAGACAATACTGGGGTGGTACTTTTAGTGAACCAGGGCAAATACATCCTGGTTCTTCACAGTCTGGAGCAGGACAAGCTGTAAGTAAAGAAGTAATCGCTCAAACCGCACCACAAAATGTAGCTTACATTGAACAGCAAAGACAGACGGCAGGGTTAGCTCCTTCTCCCACAGCAGGAGCGCCAGCTTCATCAGGATTTTCTCAAGCAGGAACTACGGGACAGGCAGGGGCAGGAGCAGGGTTTACTCCGCCCGCAACCTTTGACCCAGTAGTTAGTTATGACGCTCTATATAAATCATCAGGGATAACGGATAAACAGGCTCAATTTTCAGGAATGGAGAAACAGCATATCGAAGCCAAAGGGAAGATAAATGATAATCCCTTCTTATCCGAGGCAACAAGAGTTGGAAGGGTAGCAAAACTTGAGCAATTGTTTGGCGAGAGAACAGCTAATATTAAAAGTGACATAGCCACTTCAAAAGCAGATGTGGAAATGAAACTTAATCTTGAACTTAAAAGATTTGATATCAATTCTCAAGTGGCTAAAACAGCTTTTGATCAAGTCAACAACCTTATAAGTTCAGGGGCATTTGATAACGCCAGTGGTGATGATATTGCTAATGCTACAAGAAGTTCAGGAATTTCAAGCAGTATGATTTACAGCGCTATAAATGCACAAAAAGCTAAGAATGTTAAAACAGCCATAATAGAATGGGATGATAATATAAATCAAGGATTTGCGGTTATCAACTCACAAACAGGAGACATTATCAATAAACAGACTATAGCGGCAACATCGACTAAACCAGAGAAGCCAAAGGGCATAGCGGATCAACAAAAAGATGATAAAGCAGCAGCACCAGGCTTTGCTGCTGCAGATGCAAAAAATAGAATGACTCTTGGTACTATGATGAGTTTATATTCTGGATATGGAATGACAAATAAACAAATTTACGATATTTATGTATCAAGCACTCCTTATAAGCAAAATGCTACAACAAGATCAGAAGATAAGAAGCGATATAATATATGACATATGTACCATTATCGCAAGCAAGATCAAACTTAGGACTTAAAACATCAACCCCTAGTAGCAATACTGGCTATGTGCCCCTTGATCAAGCGAGACAACAATTACAAACTGCAAGTATCGCAAAACCCACAGTTGTTTCAAAACCTACCGCACAGCCCAAGCAAGATATAGGTCAAGAGTTATTCTCTAGCGCAAAAAGAGAAATTCAAACAGGTATTGAAAAAATAAAAGGAATTGCTATAAGTTTTATAACTCCTAAAAAAATTATATCTCCTGTCCCAAAAGAGCAGATAGTAGGTAAACAGCCTAATATACAAGCTACTCCATTTAAAGAACCTATTTTTTTAAGGCCTAACCAGAAAAAACTAACTCAACCACAATTAAGTGAGCTTAATCCAACTCCCATATCTCAACCTTCGGCTACGCTACTAAAACCACTTGATAAAGGTATTACTCTAGAAGATGTTGCAAAGTTTATTCTAGCAGGGGCGGCAGATTCTTATAAACAAGCAGGAGTGCTTTTAGGTTATAAGATGTCGGATAAAACACAACTATCGGCAGAGGAAGCTTTTAAGATGTCCCGAAGATTAGTTGATAGGGCAAAAACCGAGAAAGACCTTGCCCAAAAGAAAAGATTACTAGACTTATCAAGACAAATAGACAGCGATGTAGGCAAAAATCAAAGAGAATTTATTGATTTTGTTAAACAAGAGGCAGGGCCACCTCTTACACCTGCCCAAGCTGCAATAAAAACAGCAGCAGGAGTAGGACAAATTATTGCTCCTTTTGGGAAACTTTGGAAAACTACATTTTTTCTAGGCGGTTTATCAGGTGGATTAGATTCAATATCAAGAGCCAATACCACACAGGAGGCAATAGAGAATCTTCCGCAAGGCGTAGCAATAGGAGCAGTAGCAGCTGTTGGATTCAAGGGTCTTGGGGTAGTAGGGAAAAAAATCCTATCTAATCTAAAAGCAGGAGAAAATACCCCTCAAGAGGTTATAGGGGCGGTAATAAAAAGCGGGCAAGAGAAAACCCCCGAAGGAAAAGCGTTAGTTAAAACAGCACTTGAGGCACAAAAACAAGGACAAAATATAATGATAGAAGCTCCAAAAGCAAAGCAAATAGAAGCTCCGAAAAAACGTGCAATAGTAGAGGGAGAAGGTTTTACAATGACAGAAAAAGCTAATAAGCAAAAGGTAGATATAGGAAAAGCTAGGAATGAATACCAGAAAGCTCTTGATAGTTATAATCAAAATCCAACTCCTGCTAAATTGGCTAAAGTCCAAGAATTGAGAAAAAGAGTAAGTGAATTAAGACAAAAACCAATAGAACCTGTAGTATCAGATAAGGTTAAACCGACTGAACCTATAGTCAAAACTGAAGCCAAAATTACTCCTGAAGCCAAAATTGTGGAAAAAGCTCCCACCCAAGCTACAGGGGGAGAGATCCCTCCGGACCTCCAACCGCTCGCTCGAGAAGCAAGGAAGATAGCCGCAAGAGGTGGAACGGTGGAGGAGTTTGTGAGGGGACAGGGAAAACCTCTTTATCATGGAACAAATGCAGATTTTGAAGTTTTTGATAAAAGTAAAATAGGAACAGCTACAGATGAAGGATTATTTGGTAGGGGTTTTTATTTTGGAAATACTGAGAGTTTTGCAAGGGTCGCTCCGAAAGGAAGGTTGGCTAAGATTGTAATGGAAGTGTATCCAATTTCAACTAAATTATTTGATATTTCTAAAATAAAGAATCGTAAAGAAATGGCGGATTTATTAAATATGAGTGAAGATGCTTTAATCGAAGATACCAATGGTGGTTTAATCAGACCAGTAAGAGGACAAGTTGAACAATTTACATCTCATATAAAAGATTTAGGATATGACGGTGTTGTTATAAAAAGAGGTGGAGACGCTATAGAAACTGTAATATTTGAACCTGATAAAATCAAAACCAAATCCCAGTTAGAAAAAATCTACACCCAAGCTACAGGAGGAGTAAAGCCAAAAGTAGAAGTAAAGCCTACAATAGTAAGCGTTCCCCGTGAACAACTGCCAGTAGCAAGTAAAGAAGGCATTGAAAAGATAAGTAGGCTAGAGGCAAGAGTTACAGAGTCTTTAGATAAAACGCCTCAAGAGATAAAAGACCAACTCGGCTCGACTTTTACAACAATGAATAAAAAAGAAAATATTGCTAAAGCGGTAGATTATGTTATTAAAAATCCCGAAGATGCAATGAGAGTCTTACGAGGCGAAATAGAAGCACCAAAGGACATTCTTAAAAACTCTATTTATGTGGCAATGGAAAATATGGCTAGGGGAGATGTTACTCTTGCCAGAAAACTTGCATCATTAGCATCAACAAGAGCAGGGCAGGAACTTTCTATCTTAACTGAAATTGACCCTAATTCGCCAGTTAAGATTATGCGTGATATTATAAAAGTAAGAGAAGAAGCATTTACTAAAAGATATAGTGGCAAAACCTCACAAGAAGTAAGTGATAAAATAGTAAAAGATATACAATCTAAAGTTAAGAAACCAGATAAATACGATTGGAATAATTTTGTAAAGAGTTTGGAGTGTTAATATGGCATTTTGTATAACAAAGGAAAAAGTATTAGAGTTTAAGAAAGCCCTAAGAGATGGCAGAATTGATCCTATTAAATTAGCTGGTATGTCTAGTGAAGCTCGTAATGCTTTTCTAAAAAACTTTGTTGGAGATAACGCAACTAAAGTCAATGCACTATTTGAAAGTAAATTACTTCTAAAAAATCAAAAAGCAGGATATATAAGCTGGGCTAAGAAAGTGGGAGGGGTAACAAAAACAGCAAGAAGAGATTTAATATCAAGAATTGAAAGAATGGATAAAATCTTAAACCCGACAGAAGAACAAGCGTTTTTAAGAGACTTAGCTGAGACACGACTTGGATTTGGTGTAACACAACAAGAAGCCAAGACCATCGCTGAACTGTCTAAAATGGCACAGGATTTAAGAATTAAGGCAAAAGAAGATGGAACTTTTGCATCAAAGTCAGAGCGACTAGATTATGGTATCAATGAGGTCAAATTAGAAGATTATGTTAATGAATTAAAGTTACAAGCCAAAAGTTTATCGTTTAGGGAAAATCCAGTTAAAAAGACTTTGGGTGCAGTTGGTAACATACCCGGATTAATGAAATCAGCAGTTGCCTCTTTTGACAATTCATTTTATGGAAGACAGGGAATTAAAACACTTTTAGATATAAGAACTTCACACATTTGGGCTAAAAACTTTGCAAAGTCCTTTTTGGATATTGGCAGGGAATTAAAGGGTAAAGATGCTATGTCTATAATTAAAGCCGATATTTACTCCCGCCCCAATGCTTTGAACGGCAAATACAAAGCAGGAGGATATGGATTGGATGTATTGTCGGAAGAAGCTTATCCTTCTCATGTTTTGGCTAAAATCCCACTCTTAAAAAGATTATATAAAGCTTCCGAGTCAGCATATAATGGCGGTGCATTGAGATTAAGAGCCGATCTTGCAGATAGAGTAATTAAAATAGGAGAAAAGAATGGGTTGGATATGACTAATAAGGCACAAGCGGAAGGCTTAGGTGCTTTGGTAAGTTCACTAACGGGTAGAGGAAGTTTAGGAAAAGGAGAGGTCTTGGCAAAAGAGCTTAATGTTCTTTTATTTTCAATCAAATTCTTAAAAGGTAATATAGATATTTTAACAGCAGGTCTTACTAATAAGGAAATAAGGTCAAACCCAGTTGCAAGAAAAGAAGCAGCAAAAACTTTAGTTAGTATAGTTTCATCGTTTGCGGCAATAAATGTAGTTGCAGGATTAATTGACGCAAACAGTGTTGAGAGAGACAACAGAAGTACAAACTTTGGAAAGATTAAGATTTTCGGACATTGGACAGATATATCAGGAGGACTTACACCCCTTGTAGTATTAGCAAGCCGTCTTACGCCAAGTTACCACAATGGAGAATTAGGATTTTGGGCAAAGAGTAGCACGGGTAATTATACCAATTTAATATCAGGCAAATATGGACAACAAACAGCACTGGATACATTTCAGAATTTCTGGGAAGGTAAATTATCTCCATCTGCCGCACTTGTCAGAGATTTGTGGCAGGGCAAAACATTTTCAGGGGAACCCGTTACATTGTTAGGGTCATTGAAGCAAACATTTAGTCCAATTATCTTGCAAAACTTTGAACAGTTAAAGAAAGATCCTAATTCGTCTTTTCTGCTTGGTTCTATGATTTTAGAAGGTTTGGGATTTTCAACTAGCACATTTAATCCTACCCAAAAGAACTGGAATAATAATCCAAATAAGACATTACGGCAATTCAAAAATAAAATAGGAGATACTAAATTTAAAGAAGCCAACGATAAGTTTAACCAACAATATGACAATTGGTATACTAAAAGAACTCAACTTCCTAGCTTTAAAAACCTTTCCGATGAAAATAAACAAACTGTTATAACAAAAGCTAAGGAAATAATACAAGCTAACATATTAGAAAGTTATGATTTTGAATATGAGAAGCCGGAGAAAGATGAAAGTGAAACTGAAACGATTGAAGAATTATTGCCTTAAAACATTATTAACCCTTAGCACAATAATATGACAAAAGACGAAAATAATGCCACGATAAGAGAAGTTTTCTCAGAAAAATATGATAAATTTTAACTATCTCTCAATAATAATCGGAGTTTTTGCAGGACTAGGAACCTTGATTGCTGGTATCGGGTTTGCCTATGCTCAGTTCAAGTCAGGTGGAGACAAGGCAAAAAATGATTTAATTGATACCTTGAAAGAAACCGCACTTGTTGAGCGTGAAAAAGCAACCAGACTTGCAGCAGAAAAAGCCACTATTGTTAATTCACATCAAGCGCAAATCAATGAACTTTCTAATAAAATTGGAAAACTTCAAGGCTTGTATGAAGCAGCAGAGGAAAACAAAAAAGAATACCTTTCCATTTTACAAGGTCGTGATCCTCAACAAAAAGTGTTCATGGAAGAAACAACGAGAATACTGGTAGAGATTAGAACATTTATGGAAAAGTTAAATAAAGACAGTGATTCAAATAAAAAGTTTTTAGATGAAGTGGATGATGCTACAGCCCAAGGAAAAGGTAAAGTTCTACGCAAAGAAGTATAAATATATATATGGAGAAGCTATCCGTAGCTTTATCAATTTACAAGGTGGTAAAACTTTGTGATATACTTTTGATATGTCAAACATTTTGATCAGTCCAGATTTAAAAGGCTACTCATTTGATGATTATCGCAAAGACATCTGGGGTGATAGCTTTAATTGGTCTTTCAACCGCACGCTTTCACAGGTTGTGAAACTTGTTATTCACCACTCCGTCACCAACACTTCAAACAAATCAGCCAGACAACAAGCACAAGAAATCGCTTTGTTACATAAAGCCAGAGGGTGGGCTGGTGTTGGCTATCATTTCATTATTGCTCGCGACGGTACTGTTTTGTATGTTGGTGATATAGGTCAAGGACGAGCAAACGTAGCTAATAACAATGAAAAAGTAATTGGTATTTGTTTAGCTGGTGACTTTACAAAAGAACTCCCAAGCGCTCATCAAATTTTAGCAACTAATCGTTTGTGCGACTTTTTCCTTTTTCACTCAACAAATCTTCCAAATATAAAATCATGGGATGATGTCTGGGGACACAAAGATTGTACTGTATGGCCAGGAAGTGATCCGACAATTTGTCCAAGTCCAGCATGGAGAGATCAGGGTGATGCGTTGAGAAATCGAATTATATCTGGAAATTATAAAGGATATCCAGATTGGGAAAACGCAAAGGGTGTAGAACCAGTTCCGACACCACCACCACCCACACCAAACGACCCAGAACCGACCCCAACGCCTGTTCCTGATCCAATACCAGAGCCAACGCCTCCGACGCCTCCACAGGTCATTTCAGAGCCATCACAGCGTATTCTAGTAAACGGTGTAGAGCTGGAACTACGACAAATTAATGAAATTATGACAAATCTTGAGGCAACACTTGAAGCGCATGAGAAAGTTGCGACACGTGACGCAGCAATAAAGGCTATAATTGATTCTTCAAGTTGGTTTTTTATGAAATATTTTGAAATTAAAAAACTATACGATAAGTAGGAGGTGAAACTATGGAACTTTTTGGACTACTGCTACCAATATTAATTGATTTTATCAATCGAAAGTTTGCGAACAGTTCCGATGCGAGACTTCTTGTATCAGTTCTGGTTTGTTCTGCTTTTGGTCTTTTCTTCAACTGGCTTGATACATCATTTGTATTTGGAACCGCAAGACTAGCTTTTGAGAGTGTATCAAACAGCATCTTGGTTGTATTCGGTTTAGCTCAATTATCATTCAAGGCGGTCTGGGAAAAAACAGAAACGCACAAAGACTTGAAGTATGACAACATCTAATTTGAAATCGACGTTACAAAACATCCTGACATCGGGATAGTATTGTCGGAAATCGCTGCCACTTCGATACTCGAGCCTTGAATAGAGGAACTGCGATACCGAAGTAAACCAAAAATAAAGCCAGATCAACTGATAGCGCTTGAGTTTATCCGTTACTGGCTTTGTTTTTTACCCTAGTTGATATGTTTGCATAGCGAAACTATGTGTTAAGTAGCAGTTTACTTTTATACTAGGTTATTATATAATAAATGAATGATTGGACAATCAGTTATTCATTATCAAGAACCTCTCTTTCAATCCCATTTTCGGTGGGTTGTCCAATCCTTCGACTCTTTGAAGTCAACCGGAAGTGGGGTTAAAGGGGAGGTTTTTTTGTGATTAATTTAAACTACACGATTATAAATCACACAGCTAGGTTAGAACTCGGATTATCTATTGAAGAATATTGTATTGCAGATGCTATCTATCATTTAGCTAATAATCCTCAGAGTGCTTATCCTGGCTGGTGTTATATGTCTAAAGATACTTTTGCAGAAAATTTTGGACTGGGAAGAGCAACGATATTTAGAGCACTTGATAAATTACTTCAGTTAGGATTGATTAAGAAGCACACAGCTATTAAAGGCCTACTCTGTACAACCTCAAATTGGTACACCACAGTATTGATTAAAAAAGAACAGTCTCAAAATGAGACTACTAGTATCAAAACGATACTAGGTGAGTATCAAAATGATACTCAGGATAGTATCAAAATGATACGCTATAAGGATATAGATAAGGATATAGATAAGGATATATTTAAAGATAAAGGAAAAAACTTAATAAAAAAAGAAAGACTTTATTCATTAGAAGAAATAACTCAGTCAGATATTGAGGAGATAGCCGAGAAATATCACTGTACACCAGCTTTTGTTTTAATCCAAAAAGAAAAGATGACTAACTGGGCTGAAGCCAAAGGAAAGCGTTACAAGAATTATAAGTCAGCACTTCGCAACTGGGTTATTATTGCAATGGAAAAAACGATAGAAGGGAGGATGCAAGGAAATGTCAGACCAGCAATTGACGCAAGAGGACTCAGTAGGAAAATATAACGAAGTTTGGGAGGTCTTTATGTCTAACCAAAAAGAACCGTATATTATGAACGAGATGGAATATTTTGTATTCAATAATGCTCTTTTACATGGTATCAAAGGAACAATTTCATTCGACTGGGGAGCACTCAATACCTCATTTTTTGTTTCTTCTTTTAGGAAATCTCGAAAGTTAAAGCCTGAATATCAACCAAAACAATTGGAAGAACCAGCATATAAAGAACCAACACCTGAAGAAAAAATCAGAACTCAAAAGTTAATTGACGAAATGAGGAAGAAGTTAAATATAAAGTTTTCAAAGAAAATATGAATTGGTTAGTTTATTTAATAGCAGGTAGCAGTCGTGGTAAATTAGTGCCACATTAGCAACACAAGGACTTTGGCCTATTGTATAGGCATAAAAGAGGAGTGAAAACTAGCATGAACAATGAGTTAATACATATTGAAGAGAAGTTAGCCCGTATGCGAGAGGAGTATAGAGTGGCAAGCCACGCAATGAAGGCTTGGTTGTCGGTGGGAGGCAGTCTTTTAAATGACCGCAAGAGGAAGTTATTGAATAAAGAGGTTGAAAGAAACGCTGAAAAGTTGATATGATTTTGGTACTTGACAGAATGATAAAAGTGTGATAAAGTTGTGATATAGATATGACAAGGAAGCAATTAGAAAAACAAAAAAGAAACAAGGAGATCAGGAAACTTTGCAAGGATAGATCGATAGAAGAGATAGCATTAGTTTTTCATTTATCAATTCCACAAATTTATAGAATTATAAAAGCATGAAAAAAGACAACTCATACAAAATATATTCCTTAGAGTCCCAACTAGAAGTGTTATTAAAAATGGAGATTTACGTTATCAAGGAAAGGTTCAAAATTGAAAGTCTTATTGCAAAACTAAAAACATGACACACTTTACTACCATATTTAAAATACAGCAAAAAAGACGCAAGGCATTGTGGAAAGCACAAGACAAGCTGGGAGGACTGGTAAATTTTAATATATCTCACAAATTAAACAATGAGATAAGAGATGCCATCACTGAAAATATAGAGACTGACCACGATATACTCGATCACTTTATTTATAAATACCTATGATATTTAGAAAAAACGTTAAAAAAGTTGGAAGCAACCAGCACGAGGTAAAAGCACGCTTTTTAAGATCCGGCACATGGAAGTCTATTTTTTACCTGGTTTCACTAGGCGCTGCTTACGCATTAGGTGGAGTATTTTTTACTCACTATCAAGTACAAAGCCCAATTGTTATCACAACTCAAGATATGTTTGTACCGGTTAAAACCGAAAAACTTATATCTCCTGTATCTACCAGGTCTGCGAGCTTTATAGAGAAAGTATATGTGGAGGAGTTAGAAATAGATCCGGCAACTGTAGACATGTTTGATACAGCTGCTGTTAAAGAATATGTAAAACAAGAGTCTCTTAAAAAGTGGGGAGTAAAAGAGTGGGAGGCATTGGAGGAGCTGATAAGACGAGAAAGTAACTTCCGAGTGGTTGCACAAAATCCTACATCTACAGCATTCGGAATTTTCCAATTTCTAGACGCAACATGGGGTAATTATGACTGTAAGAAAACAACCGACCTAAAAGAACAAGTGGAGTGCGGAATTAAATATGTCTCGATTCGTTATGGCTCACCAATTGAAGCAAAAGCATTCTGGGATTTGAAAAATTGGTACTAATATGAAACAACCAATACCATTAACAATTTACGAAAAGATAGGGGAGAAAACAAAACCAGTGTTATTTACTGAGCAACTAATTCATATGCTACAAGCGACACCAAAGGAACACGTCTACACAAGACCTGCAAAAGGTGGCGGAGTTTGGGATTATGTTACCGGAGTATATGTTAAAAAAGTGCTTAACTATGTATTCGCTTGGAATTGGGATTTTGAAGTAAAAGAAAAAGGCACAGAGGGTGATCTTATATGGGTACTCGGAAGATTAACTGTCCGAACCAAGTCCGGTGCGGTAATAGTCAAAGAGCAATTTGGTCGAGCAGATATGAAAAAGAAGAAAGACGGAACCGGATATGTAGATTATGGTAATGACTTAAAAGCTGCAACTACAGACGCTCTAAAAAAATGTGCTTCGGAATTAGGTATCGCTTCTGACATTTACGGGAAGAACGAATTTAGGGAAATTAAGTACCAAGAGCTTAACGAGTTGCCGGCGCCTGAAAAAATAAGCACTTCAAAAGAAGCCAAGGCAGGACCTATCGTAATAGATATTCCAGCATTACAACCAAAAATAATAAGTGAAATTGATATTGCAGGAATGAGGGAGGTGTTAAAATGAATATAGATATACAAAAATTAGCAAAGCTAGTAGTAGACGCGGACAAGATATTCTTAACACCGGAGGGCGAGGAAGTATTGATGCAATTACTAGATATAAGACAACAGGTTGAAGATGCTATTAACGCAGCCAAAAAGAAACTAGAAGAAACCGCACTCAAGGTTGATCCAAATTTTAGCAGTATTCAAGCCAGCAATGTAAAAGTATACTATCGAGCTTTCGGGGCGAGATATAAAATTGATGAGTCTCTGATTGATAAATTGCCTAAGAACCTATACGAAACAAGTATTAAGTTTAACGCAGTTGCCAAAGAGATCGAGAAATACGCGGAAGAAAACAAAGGATTGCCACAAGGCATAATTGAAGCAGAGAGAACAAAAACAATTACTTTCTCTTTGAAAGGTAAAAAAGATGAATAATAAATTTAGGGCTTCATATTCTAATTTAAGCACTTGGGCTTCCGGTGATTGGGAAAAAGCAATCAAGATGTATTTTCATTTAGAAACTTTTACCAGTCCGGCTATGGAAGAAGGCAAAAGGTATCACGATCAATGGAAGGACTATATACTCAAAAATAAAGCTACACCATCGGAGCTGGGAAGTATTAAGTTAATAAATCCTACACCGGAAATAAAAAAAACAGTAAAAATTCATGATTGGTTAGATTTAGTAGGAGTAATAGATTGTTACGACAAGCCTATTATTTACGAATGGAAGACGGGCAAGACAAGCAGCGAGAGCTATGCCTCAAGCCCGCAGGCTGGCGTGTACGGGGTTTTAGCAACAATGTCGGGGCTTTATGCGGATAAGGCGGAAATTTATCACTACGACCAACACGCTAAAAAAAGCGATATGTCTATTGTTTGGCTAACAGATAAAGTTTTAAAGGATAGTCTTAGCTGGGTTGAAACTTTATCATCTGAAATGCACAACTATTTAACCGAGAATAACTTATATGAAAAGTATTATGTAGATTATGGGAAGTGTGGCAAGTGCGGAGCTGCTAATTCCAAAAGCTCAAAGGGAAACATCTATTGTAGCAATACTTGTTGGTTGGAGAAATAATCATATATGAAAACTAAAACACTTAAATACTATTGGCATATCCACCACGAAATACTTGTTGAGGCTTTAACCGAGCCTCTCAAGAACAGGATTAAGTACATTAAGGAAGAAAAGCCTGAAGATGAGATTGAGTTAAGGTTAAAACTTATCAAACCTGTTAAGGGTAAGTTGCCTAGTGAGTTTGTTAAAGCATACCAAGCACGGGAGGAAGCATACCAAGCATTGGATAAAGCATACCAAGCACGGGCTAAAGCATACCAAGCACGGGAGGAAGCATACCAAGCATTGGATAAAGCATACCAAGCACGGGCTAAAGCATACCAAGCATGGGCTAAAGCATACCAAGTATGGGATAAAGCATACCAAGTATGGGCTAAAGCATGCCAAGCATGGGATAAAGCATACCAAGTATGGGATAAAGCAGGGGCTAAAGCACTAAGAAAAAACATGCCAGCTCTTGAGAAGTTACATAAAAAAGAATGTGGGTGTGGGTGGAACGGAAAAACTATCTTTACTAAAGACAATGGGTTGGAGAAATAATCATATATGAAAACTAAAACACTTAAATACTATTGGCATATCCACCACGAAATACTTGTTGAGGCATTGACTGAACCTTTAGAGAATAGGATTAAATACATTAAGGATTATAAGCCTGAGGATGAGATTGAGCTAAGACTAAGGCTTATCAAACCTGTCAAGGGTAAGTTGCCTAGTGAGTTTGTTAAAGCATACCAAGTATGGGATAAAGCATGCCAAGCACGGGATAAAGCATACCAAGTATGGGCTAAAGCATGCCAAGTATGGGCTAAAGCAGATCAAGCATGGGATAAAGCACGCCAAGCATGGGATAAAGCAGAACAAGCACGGGAGGAAGCATGCCAAGCATGGGTTAAAGCAGAACAAGCATTGATTAAAGCACTAGAAGATAACATGCCAGCTCTTGAGAAGTTACATAAAAAAGAATGTGGGTGTGGGTGGAACGGAAAAACTATCTTTACTAAAGACAATGGGTTGGAGAAATAAACCTTTACTTATATGAAAAAACTACTAACACTCGCAGAAGCGGCGGCTCTCATCAAGGTTCACCCTGAAACTCTTAGAAGGTGGGACAATGACAAAACTCTGGTTGCTGTAAGAGTAAATGATCGAGGCGATAGACGCTATAGAGAGAGTGATATCCTGGATTTTCTGTCCACCCACAAAGCAACAATCAAATTTTATAAAGCACCAAAAATAGGGGATTACCTAGATATAATGCTTGTTAAGTATGAACTGGGTAAGTCATTTAACGGATATTTAGAAAAAGGACACATTGTTTGGGAGGATATTAAAGAGGGTGCGGAGTGGAGAGACTACACGCCATTTATGGTTATTCCACATATGTTCCCTATGCAAGAGCTTATTGATGCACTAACAGACAAAGCAGTTTTACCGACCACTATACAGGTAGAAACAATCGCTGAACTTAGCGCCACCAAATACCATCTAGAAGATATGAGAAAGCTAGTATTTAGAGAGCAGGAATCAGACAAGGAGATATGAACGACCTAAAACCATTCAAGCACGGAGAAGAGGGCACACATAGTGTCTGTAATAAGCACAACATCGGGGGCAAGTCTATTTGCTGTGAATGTTCTGGGAAAGCTGACTGTGGAGATGAACCTATGAAAAAACTCAATGAAAAAATTGATGCTGCACAAAAACCTGTGTAAGCAGTCAGGGCGCAAAGTTTACTAAAATAAAGAAATGACTATGAGAAGGCTTTACATTAAAAAGATTCAGGGGTTACACAAGGAGTACGGGAGACAGATATTGGCACAGTGGAATCAGGGAAAACAAAAGGAATTAATTAACTATATTTTTATACGAATAGTTATTATTTTAGTGCTGATACTTGGAATATTATTTATGATAAAAAGGGGGTGAAAAATATGTCATTTACTATAATTTTATTTGCAATTGTTAACGCAATTATTGCGTATGTACTTTGTTTGATCGCAGGGAGTTTCCTTCCTGTAATCGGTTCTTTCGCAGGGCTTATTGCTTTGTTGATTTTCCTTCTGACACTTGTTGGTTACTTTCCAACAATGCAAAGATAGTATGAAAGAATATCCATCACACGATCCTATACAAGCTCGTATGGATGCTCTTCCTTTTATTGTGAGGGATTATCTTGAGCTAAGTGATGAAGCACATCACACACACGATGCGGAACACAAGGCACAAGTAGATGAGGCTTTGTTTGGGCTGGTAGACGTATTCACTAAGGAACATACACAAGCGTTAGGTGAGTTTGTTATTTTCCGTAACGATACGCTAAAGGCAAGGGGGGTAGTATGACATTTGATACGAGACTTGAGGGCGTTCCAATTCGAGATGAAGCATAAGAAGTGACGATCTACGGTTGGAAGGCCTGAGAGTCTAATAATATGGGTACTGTCTATACAAATCTTAGCGATATTAATGAGTTACAAACGAAGATAATGAAATTTATCATATATTGGGTTCACGGAAAAAAAACACCAATACCAAGATCAGAAATTATTAAAGCAATGGAAGTAGAGGGAATAAATATGCCAACAACAAGGGAAGCGATTTATGCGTTAATCAGAAAAGGATATATAAGAGAGTCAGTAGAAATAAGTAACAAAACTAGATATGTCATGTTAAGATCAGTATGAAACCTATTATTAAGAAGTTTACATTCTCAGTAGAAGAAAGAAACAGATTAAGAGACCTTGAAATTGGTATCATTGCTTCCAATGCTCAACTTGATGGAATGCAGATATACAAGAACGCTTTACTTGGAGGAGTTTATAAAAGATTAGGGATAGACGGAGAGGCAAAAAAAGGATTTAGTAAGAGCATTACTTATAATATCGGGGTAAATGAAATAACATTAACAGAGACTCCGGTAAAAGAAGAGCTTGCAAAGAAATAACTCCTTAGTATATTCTTAATTGAAACCAAACTCTGAAAGGAACGGTAAAATTATGGCACACGCAGGAGGAAGACCCACAAAATATACCCCAACAGCTATAGCCGAGATAAACGAATATCTTGCAGAGGCAGTTCCTGAAAATATGCAGATTCCTACAGTTGAAGGTATTGCTTTAAGACTGGGTATAAGTAGGGATACTTTATATCAATGGGCGAAAGTTCATAAAGAGTTTTCCTACACTATTGAGAAATTAAAGATGATGCAAAAGGAAGCATTGGTTAGAACTGGTATTTTCGGAGGCAAGGAAGTAAATGCTACAATAATTGGGTTACTCTTGAAGGTTAATCATGATATGGTAGAAACAACTCATACAGATATAACTTCAGGCGGTAAGCCATTGCCTACACCAATTTTAAACGGAGTAACACTTGATAAATAATGGGTTCTAGTCTTTTATTAAAAGCTATAAATTATCTTAAAGATGGCATACATTCAAACAACAGCACTTAAAAAAATACTAGCACTTAAAAAAAGACTTCGGATTGTCCAAGGTGGTAGTTCAGCAGGTAAAACCTTAGCAATTCTTCTTATCTTAATTGATATTGCACAATCTACTAAGGGCAAACTTATCTCTGTTGTTTCTGAAAGTTTTCCACATCTTCGTAGGGGGGCAATTCGTGACTTTTTAAACATTATGCAGGAGCAGAATTACTACAAAGATGAATTTTGGAGTAGAACTGATTTTATCTATACATTTGAAACAGGAAGTAAGATAGAGTTTTTTAGCACAGATCAGCCAGGTAAGGTGAGAGGCCCAAGACGTAATATTTTATTTATCAATGAAGCAAATAATATAAATTATGAGACTTATACTCAGTTAGTTATTAGAACTGATGAGGTTATCTTTGTAGATTATAACCCTGTTGCTTCCTTTTTTATTCATGAAGAGATAATTCCTAAATTAGAACATGATTTTTTAATTCTTACTTATAAAGATAATGAAGCATTACCAGAGACAGTTGTTAAAGAATTAGAATCAAGACAAAGCAATAAGGGCTTTTGGGATGTTTACGGTTTGGGTCAGTTAGGAACATCTGAAGGTCGTATTTACACAGACTGGAAAACAATAGACGAAGTACCTCACGAGGCAAGGTTAGTGCGTTATGGCCTTGACTTTGGATATACAAACGATCCTACGGCCTCAGTTGGTATTTATCAGTGGAATAACGCTTTTATAGTTGACGAGGTGATTTACCAAAAAGGGCTAAGTAACAGACAGATAGCGGATGTTTTTCTTACAATGCCAAGAGCTTTGATTATTGCAGATTCAGCAGAACCAAAGAGTATTGATGAAATTAAGGGATATGGGTTAAGTGTTCTTCCGTCAATGAAGGGGGCGGGAAGTGTCAATCAGGGTATTCAGTATGTGCAGAATCAGAGAATATTTATCACAAAACGAAGTGTCAATGCTTTGAAAGAGTACCGGAACTATCTATGGTTGATTGATAAGAACGGAAAAGTTGTTAATGAGCCGTCACCTATCTGGAATCACGCGATGGATTCAGTTAGGTATAGCCTTGAGAGCTTAAAGGCAACAGCTCCTAGACCACCACAGACAGATTTTGGAGGCGTCAAAGGATATTTACCAGGAATGCTTGCGTAAAAACATAAAAGTAGTTTATTCTTAAATCATGGCAAACGAACTGCGTAACCCCGAGTTAGAAGTACTGCGTCTTAATACTGAGTCTGGCTTCAATTATCGTGAGAGGCGTCACTCGGATTGGTTAGAAAACTACACTTTAGGAAGGGATAAGGTCACTACGAATAGGCTTACAAATCGCCAAAGCGTAAACCTTCCATTAATGAAGCTCACCCTCAAAACTCTTCTCAAAGACATGGATGATATGCCTGTTTTAGAGTTTGAAGAGTTAGGCAACGCAAAAGATAAAGAGGTGTTTTATAACGAATACTGGAAATACACTGGAGAGCAGAATGGTTTTGAATTACAGGATATTGTAGACAAGAAACAAGAGTTTTACTTCGGAAGAACATTTGACCAATGGCAGATAGTTGACGGCAAGGTAAAGATGATAGTTCAAGATCCGATGGATCTTCTAGTGGATAGGTTTATGAACCCATTTGATCTTCATTCTTCGCGCTTCTTGGTCCACACACACATATTTGAACCTCTATCAGCACTTGAAAAGAATAAAGACTACGATCAGGAAGCAGTTAAAAAGCTAAGTCTTTGGCACGCTTCAGATCAAGGACTTCTTAAAGCCAAAGCTAATCTTCAGATGTTAAGTGATAAAAACCAAAAACTGTCTGAAATGGGAGTACCCGATGTTGATCAGCCTATTTTAGGGGAGACTTATGTTGAACTTACATTACATTTTGTCTATGACACAAAAAAAGAATCAACAGAAGAAGAGTTATTCTTAAAAATATCAGTGGATGATATGCAAATCATAATGCGTAAACCGCTTGAGGAAGTGATCGGGGTTACAAAAGACCACTTCTGGAAAAATCACTATCCTTATGTTACATGGGCAGGAGACTTAGAGAGACAAGACTTCTGGTCAGATGGTACAGGAGATATGGTTAGAACGCCTAACAAGGTAGCGAACACATGGTTTTCACAGTTAGTTGAGAATAGAACGCTTAAAAACTTAAATATGAACTTGTTTGATTCATCTATAGAGGGTTTTGTGCCTCAGACTTGGCAGCCTCAAGCTTGGGGAATGTATGGTATCCCTGTTCCGTCAGGCGGAAAGATTGATGATGTCTTTAAGCAAATGCCCGTTCAGGATTTGTCCGAGTCCTTAGATGAGATGAACTTCCTTTTAACGATGCTTGAGAAAGGCACAGGGGCAACACAAACCTTACAGGGAGTAAAGAGCCAGCAACAGGTTACACTAGGTGAGGTTCAACTAACTCTAGGCGAGGCTAAAGAGCGAGTCAAGGGTATGTCTAAATTCTATACACAGGCTTGGAAAGACAGAGGACTGATCTTCATTAAGTTACTTGAGGCAGCAGGGGATAAAATAGACGCAGTTAAGGTATATAAAAAGGGAAGAAATACAGATAATATCTATGAGAGAGAGATTAGTCCGGCAGATTGGAAGTCTGAGGCAGGATACAGATGCAAAGTGTGGTCGCAAGATGAGAGAAATGCCGAGACTCAAGATGCCTTGCAAAAGATGAACGCTGCCAAAACTATAATGCCTGACAATCCTGTAGTAGATACAGTTTATAAGAGAAAAGTATTAGAGTTCTCAGACTTTACACCTGATGAGCTGAATGACGCTATGAAGTATGAAGAAGAGAAGAGACAGATGATGATGCAACAGGCGCAGATGGGGACGGTACCGCCTGGACAACCTAAACAGCCTACAGGTGCTACCCCACCGCCTTTACCAATGTCTGCTCCGCCGCCTGCGGCTTAATTGTTATGTTAGTTATGACGAAGCTTAGTGTGATATGATAAAAATATGAGCAGACAGTTTTGGTCAGAAACATTAGCTTGGGCAACCGCAAGTGGTACAGCAGTAAACACCACCACAACTGAAACAATATGTCTAACATAGCGATATTTAAAACAGGAATAACACAGCAAAAAATAGCAGATATGTATAGAGTTTCGCAAGTAAATATTGGTAGAATACTTTCAGGCCGTCTATGGCTTGAGATTTAACCTATGGCTAGCACAACAAACAGATATTTTTATCATATCCAGCAGCAGCAGTTAATGCCTACGCCTACATGGTTATTGAAATCTAATCTTCGCAATTTTTCTCAAATGGCCAGTAAACGTGTAAACTGAATATATGGCAGCACCTACAGTAGCCCTGAATACCCCTAACGATGCATCGGTAGAAACATTACGACCAAATGCAGTAGGAGACGCAGCAGCCCATGCTGTTACAGGCACATCTAATCATGCAGCAACTTCTGACAATAGTGATACTTCGTATATCCGAAATAATACGGGAACCTTACTGGAAGATGACTTAAATTTGGGAGCTTCTGCGTTGAGTAGTGAGCCAATTGTTTCTATAGACGTAAGATTTAGAGCACGTTCGGAAACTTCGGCTGCAGGACAAGTAACGGTAGGACTTAGGCTAAGTAGCACAAACAGCCTTGCATCTACTGATACTGCAATCCCGACCACAGCAGCGAATTACACCAAGACCAATATCGCAAGACCTGGTGGAGGATCGTGGACTGTTGCAGACCTAGCTAATTTACAGGTTGTTATTCAAAGTAACGATACAACTGCTGCTGCTGTTCGTATTTTTGAAGTGTATGTGGATGTAAATTATTCAGCTACAACTGTCTCCACCACCCCAGACTTACTCTTTACAGGAACAGATGTCGATAGTGATGAGATTGAATATAACGTACAAGTAGATACGGTAAATACATTTGGTTCTCCTCTCCTCAACAAACTCTCCGTCACGCCAGACGCTACCTTTGCAGGTACTGGAGATCCCCACCCTTGGCCATCAGGAAATCAAGTAACTTACACTGTCCAAGCAGGAGATACCCTAACTGCATCAACAACTTATTACTGGAGAGTAAGAGGAACAGACCCCTTGGGAAGTAATACTTACGGTGCTTGGGCTACTATAAGAAGTTTTACGACAGCAGGTGCAGGTGCAGGTTCAGCATCAGCTTCGGCATCTGCAAGCGCATCTGCAAGCGCATCTGCTAGTAGATCGCTAAGTCCATCCGCCTCACTCAGTCCGTC